ATCTTTTGTTCCCCTAAACGAACAATACTCCGCCCATGTTTCTGCCCCTGCAAACCGCTCTATCGCTTCTTTTGCTTCCTTATAGCCCTGTCCGTCAAGTTCTCTCAAAATAGCATCCACAGCCTTTTGTACGGCTTCTGCCGCCCTGCTCTGAACAACGCTCTTGACTGTTTCCGCCTGTTTCGGCGTAAATGCAATGCCGTCCAGCATCTCCTGCGCCGACCTGATTATCTTCGCGAATTTCGCAGGCGTGTCGGCTATGTTCTCATACATTGCAAGTTTCGTTATCGGTTGCCCCGATGCCTTGTCGCCCTTAATGCGTATATCCTTGACTGATATGTTATTGTTTTCGTCCGTAAATCTCATTTCGCTTACAACGGCAAATAGACAGGCTTCCCTGTCTACTTTGCGCTCCTATGAAGTTTCACCGATAAAATCATAGGCTGTCTCCTATTCGTTATACAACCATTGTACCATAACTTTGAACGCTTGTCAAGCATATGCGACATAAATTATATTCTCTTTGTTGAACACAACGGTAGATACAATGCCGTTCCCGTAATCAACGGTAAGAATGATAAGGTTCTTCGTTTCTTCAATGTTCTTGATTTGCCCCCGATATGTGGCGATATTGCCGTCCGTCATCCGTATCGTTAATGAATTCGTCGTCTTGTCGATCATCCGCGATCGTGTTACGCACCCCGACAATACCACTATACACATTACTATAATAAGTGCTATAATGAGTGATTTGAACGATTTTTTCATTTCCCGTTCTCCCATAATGATTTCATTTCCGCCAACTCTTCGGGAGTTCTCGTGTCTATGCCCAATGCCTGCGCTTCTGATACGATACCATCGATGAAAATTGCCATCTCTCTTGTGTCGTACTCCGACGAGCCTTTGTAAACCCTGTAATGCGTAAACTCCACGCCGTTGACCTTTCCGTACCCTGCGACTTCGGAATACTTGACGAACCCGCTTATGTCGATGCCCGTCTTAACGCTTATGAGTTCGCCCTGCCCGTACTTCTTCAACATATCAAAGTAAATCTCGTCCTTGCTCGCTCGCAGTTCGTCCGCAATCGCCGTGATTAAAACCCACGCATACGCGTTTGCATCAAGGCTTCGCTTCTCTCGGTGTTGTTTGACTGTGATGTCAAAGTCCTTGTCCGCAAGGTTGGTTAAGGCTTCGAGTTTCGCCTTTGGAGCGGTGAACGTTACTTCGACCGCCCCGTCAAGGCTTATTGATAACTTTGGTTTTTTGCTTGTGAATTCTATCATATCTTAAAACGGCGTTTCTTCTTCTCCGCCCACAATTCGCGTTTGTGCTAAAAAATCTCTGTAAGTACACAATCTGTCTTTCAACCACTGACTTTTTGTCGTGCCGATAAGGTCGATAATCTCTTCATAAGTCAGGTCTCCGACGGTCTTTCCGTTATAGCGATTGTCGTACTTCAACTCCACCGTCTTGATATATCCGATGTTTTGTTCCGTAAATTCGCCCATTTCAAACACTTTGCGTTCTTCTTCGCTCCATTTATCGACTTTTGGCGTTTCGTCGGTTTTAACCGCCTTTTTCGGCGTTTCCTTGCCGTACTCGAATATAACTTCTCCGTCGCCTATAATGACAAGTCGGTTAATCTTGCGGTCGTCGGTGTAACCGATTTCCTGCACTTTCATATTTCGGATGTCGGGAACATACTTGCCGTTGCGTTCCTTAACGTGGTCGCTTATCCATACGAACGGTGATGTGTACAGTTCCCTGCCGATGCCAACATTGACGCACGCTCTCTTGAAACTGTCAGATGCTTCGCCTTTTTCCTTTTCGGTGTTGCTCTCCGTTCCGCAATCCCATTTGGTTATCCATTGTTTTTTGGTTTCGTCCCAAATTGACACTCCGCAATAGATGTTGCCTTTGAGTTCCTTGTGGTCTCGTTGCCAATTTCCCGCGCCTACCGTTTCGTCCAGCAAATCCATATCTACCCTTGCGTTTTTGTACAACAACAGCGTGAAGCCGTTTTCTTTAATTTGCCCAACTCTGCACTCGATTTCATCTTCTTTCAATGTTCTGAATTTCATTTTTGACACTCCTTTAAGTATTCTTTCAACCGTTCAATATCGTCACGGTCGTGTTTGTTTCGTTCTTCACGATACTCGATGTATCGTTCAAGCCTTGCTATCTTCTCCGCCTTAACAACCTTTAAGGTCTCGATAAGTTCAATAAGGTCGTCTGCGGTCGGAAGTTCGTCAGTAATCTTCAAGTCTGTCGTCGTCGGGTACATATCCGCCATTGTATCCGCAATTATGACACTCGTATTCTCCGCTTCTGTCGTCATATTCAAGGTACTCTCCGCAATAAGGGCAAACGCCCTCAAATTCTGCTTCTTCCTTAATCTCTTCCTTGCAATACTCTCGCATCTCTTTGAGTTTCGCAAGGGTTCTCTTTGCGTAGGTTTCAAAGCCTAACTCTTCTATCTCGGCAATCGCCCCGTCAAGTGCTTCAAGGAATTCCACCTTCTCGCCGTCGCTCCAATAATCATAGAGCGCGTCTGTCAATTCTGTACTCTTTACCATTTTCATTCACTCCTTTTTCGTTTTCTGTTCTCGCAATGCCGAACACCACCGTGCCGTTCTTTCTCGCAAAATAGTCCGCATCGCTTAATTTACTGAAATTGCAACATACTCTTCCGCAAAACACCGTGTACATTAGTCCTTACTCCTATAATAGACGTAATTGTAATACGCTTTGCGTGTCTTCGTTTCTTCCTTTTCCTTGCGTTGATACTCGGCTTTCCACGCCTTATAGACTTCGCAATTATCGTGGCACGCTTCCTTTCTGTTCGGGCAGTTATAGCAACTATTTTCCGTCGTTTTCATCTTCGATACTCCTGTACTTTTGCGGTCTTCCCGTCTTGCGGTTACGGTTTTCGATTTCTTCATCAGTCGGCAGTCTGCCGAGTTTTTTTGCCATATTATAAATCAATGTATGGCTCACGCCGTGTTTTTCCGCTAATTCTCTCGCGTTCATATCTTTCTCCTTTGGCTTGCGCCTTTCTTAATCTTTACAATTATATTATACACCCGCCCTGTCTTATTGTCAATAGTTTTTCAATATTTTTTTCAAAGTTTTTTCAAAAATTTTTCGCATAAAAAAACACACCCGTTATCGAGTGCATTTTTCAAGTTCCTTTTCGTATCTGTGCCGAGCCTTTTCTTCAGTGTAGTATATAGCGGTATAAAGTTGGTTATCTTCCATAAAGTAAACCGCCCACTTACTGTCCCCGATGTTCCGCATCGACGGAATTGCCACAATAACCCTGCCGTCATTTGTTCTTATCATTCCCATTTTTCTTCTCCTTCCATTTATCAAAGTAGTGATAACAGTGTATCATCCCCACGCTCCCGAATATATCAACAAGCCCGCATTGAGCATACAGAAGATACTTTGTTTGTTGCGCCGATAAACGTCCTATGCACGCTATAAGACCGATGTTCGCCACAACTATCAAGGTGATTACAATCGCCGTTCCTAACGCCTGTATCGCCCGATTACGGTATTCTTTCCATTTATCTTCGTAGTCAGTCATTGTTCGCCATCAGCGGAAACACTATCAACAGTGTTATCCCGATTACTATCATCGTTATCGTATTCATAGACAATCTCCCGACACATCTTTATCGCATCCGACGACGAGAAGCGTGCTTTCCCCGTCCAGTTCGCCGTAAGGTTAGAATGCAGTTCCTGTAATAATTCGTTCGCTCGTGATTTACTCATTATATCATACTCCTGTGGTTTTGTAAAGTCCTTTTTTGTCAGCCGAGAAAGGGCGGTTTCTCAACTTCGGGTGTTATTTTATTACGTTGTTTTTTATTTACGCCGTTCCCGCCCAAACGGTGCATTGCTATAACATTTGTCCGAAAATTGCCATTAGCACATCGACAACGATACTATCGCCATACAAGTGATACTGCGATGGGTTGCTTTGGTTGACCGCAATTGTATCTATATCTTTATCTCGCACTCCCATAAGCCGTCCGCACTCTTTCGGAGTTAGTTTGCGTATACGATAGTTCAAGGTGTTTTTATTTGCGATGTTTTCATTTGGCATTAGGTCAGGGCTTATGTAATCACTTGTATCGGCTCTTGCGCAACCCTCTCTTGTCGTTTTTGAACAAGCAATATCTCTATTTACTATTAAATTCCCATTGCTAACTCGGTATTTATCGTCTTTGCTCACAATGTATTTTTTCATTGCGTCAGATAAGTAATACTTTTCATCGACATTTGTTTCAAGAACATCTTTGAGCCGATTTTCAAGTTTTATCGGTGTTGGAAAGTCATAGTAGTAATTCCCGAGCCACGACACCATAAAACACCTTGCGCGGCTTTGCGGGACACCGTAGTCTTTTGCGTTCAATATTTCCCACTTGCTTTTATAACCCAAACTATCCAACTTTGCAACCCATTGCGAAAAGTGTTCACTATTGTTAGTGCCGATAACTTCTGGCACGTTTTCCATAAGCAAGATTTGCGGGAGATTGCCGTTGCACTCGTCAAGTATTCGCTCAACTTCCCAAAGTAACCCCGACCGTGTTCCGCTCCCTTTCCCCATTCCTAACCCTTTGCCCGCAGAGGAAAGGTCTTGACACGGAAAACTGTAAGTCATAATGTAAGTATATTTATCGGTGTCTGATATTTCAAGGTCGCTTGCGTGGCAGTTACATACCGATACAAGATTGTGCGTGGCAATAAGATTGTTATATATAACTCTTTGCTTTTCTTCGCCAAGTCGCTTGATTTGGTCGATTGTCATCGGCTCATTGTAATTTGCGCTTATTCCCTTGCTATAAAGATAGTCTATTACTTCATCTTGTGTTTTTGCTGCCGAATAGTCGGTGTTATCGTCGCCAAAGTGCAAGTCCTTATATGCCTGTATCGACTTAACCGCCCATTCGCATATTTTCCAATGCTCAAAATTTGCACCCAAGTATTTTAACGCCAACGCTTGACTTCCATAGCCCGCAAACAACTCAATAAGTCTTATCGGCTTATCTATTGTCAATTTGTGGTCGCCGTCAAATAGCGAGATTTGGTATTCTGCTTGTTTCATTCTTTCACTCCTTATAAGTCGTCAAAACTGATTTGATTTTCGTCGGTTTCCTTGTTGCCGTATAACCACCAGTCCATAACTTCCGTGCCGTTCTTCCACGACAATTTGCTTTGGTAGGGCATATTTTCAAGCATTTTATCAAACGCTTTAATATAACGCTCGGCAATTTTTGGATAGTCCTTTAAGTCGTTAAGCCTGTCCTCCATTCTTGCCATAGGGCATAATATACAACCGAGCCTTTTCTTTGTGCCGCCACATTGTATATACAGCGGATTTTGTCTGATATTTTCGACTTTTGAAAACTCCCAAATATCGTCGTCCGTCCAATCAATTATCGGATTGATAATCGTTTTTTGAGTTCGGTAACATTGTTCAATCATTCGGCGGTTTTCATCATTGTCCATATTGTGTATGACTTCCACTCCCTTTCCGCCAAATATCTTTGCTTCACCTGCTTTTTTGGCACGAGAAACGCTTTCAGCGGCTCTTACGCCCGTAACACATATCCGTCCTTTCCCGCTCGCTTCTTTGAGTTCGGAGCAACAATAGCGGCATATTCTTGTCGGTGGCATATGCTTTTTGACAATCAGGTTCCACATAGTTTTTTGAGTTCCGTCCGCATATCTTGCTTTTTCGACGATAACTTCTTTGTCGTCCATAATTTCCCTGACAACGGACGGAATATCTACCGTAGTTAAGTTATAATGCAGTTCGTGCGGTACTCCGCTCATTCCCATAAGGTGTCTGATAACCTTACTGTCTTTGCCGCCACTGTAACATACATACAACGGCTCTTCTGATAAGTTCGCTAATTGTATGCGTTTTATTGCGTTTTCGACTTTGTTGACCGTTCCGTCAAGCCTATATTCTATAAGTGCCATAATCACTCCTTATAAGTCGTAATCTTCAATGCTCGGCACGCGCCCTATTATATCCAACTGCTCTTTGGTGTACTCCCGCTCGGTGAAGTTCGCCTTGCTTTGCTTTGTTCGTTGCTCGTAATTGTTCGCCCAACATTCGCCGTTGAAATAAGTCGCTCCAAGTTTTATGTAACATTTGTCGGTGTTATTTGCCTTAATATGATTACTGTAAGTTTCAACGCCCTTTTTGATTTCGTCAAAACTTACTTTCTTTCTTGCGCTCTTATAAGCCATAAAAGCCTTTTTCTTATCTTCTTTTCGGGGATAAAGTTTCCATACTTCTTCAAATTCTTGTTCTATCTCGCTGTCTTTCTTATCCTTGTTATTAGAAGTAGAATTAGAGTTAGAATTAGAGTTAGAGTTAGAATTAGATATAGAGATTTGTTTCACTTCCGTTACACTATCGTTACACATTTCGTTACTTTCGTTACACTCATCAAAATATCCAATGCTTTCAAGTTTAAGTTTTGGAATATCTATGCTTTGAGAATGTACTTTGCTATGACATTCACGGCATAAAGTAATCATCTTATTCTCGTTGCTATTTTGTGGTTTATTTTCGTCATATCCGTCTATGTGATGAACACATAAGTTTTCGGTTTCGCCACAAATAGCACACTTCATTTCATCTCGCTTAAAAACCAAATAATAGTTCCCGTTATATCTCTTGTTGTTGATATAATCTTCAATCATAGGGATATGTTGCGATTGTTTACATATTTCTTTTGCACGAAATTGTCTTTGCCTTACAGCATTAGATTTTGGTTCTTGTAGCACTTTTTGATTTTTACGTTCTCTAAAAAGTCTAACTCTTTCGGCACTTTCGCTTTCGCTACCGATATTATTACTTGCTTCTATAAGGAAGAAATCGTTGTTTTCGTTGACATCGACTAACCCTTGTGATTGCAGATAAGAAAGTGTAACCCCTACATTTTCGACATCTTCGTCAAGTTTCAAAGCGAGTTCTTCTTGAAAGGTCGGCTCAATCTTTTCGTATTCGATAATTCCGTTGTTTTTAATGCTTAATAATTGTAGTTTAAGATAGATAATTGTGTATGTATCTCCGCCCGCAATTTTTCTCAACTTTTTGATTTTTGGGCTATCAAAATAGTTCTCTTTAAGTTTTAGCCAATAATACCTTTTTTCTGCCATAACGCTCCTTTTATCCAATAAAAAAACCACTTAAACTTCCCTTAAAGTGATAGGCGGGGTTGTTTAAGCGGCTATGGATAACCGATATTCAGTTTGCCGATACTCAATGCTATCACTCACCAAATATCGATTACAAGTATATCATACACCCATTTCCTGCGTTTGTCAATACTTTTGTTGCAATTTTTTTATAAATTTTTTGCTTGACTTTTTGTGCTTTATCGCTTATAATAAAATTATCATTTAAGTTTCCCCCTTTGTAAGGCGATGATGTGGCAACACTTGTCGCCTTTAATCTATAACTATGAACGAGAACGTTATCATAACCGACAAAAAGAAAATCGAAGAAATACGAACGGCGTTGCAGTCGCCCGACAAGGACTTTGCGAATATCAAGCCCGCCGCGCCTGATAAATTGCCCGAAAATGCAAAAAAAATATGGTTTGGTATTGACAAGCCTTAATCAGTATGCTATAATACCATTGTCGCCACACGAACGACTGACATCATTTTTACACTCCGATTTGGAAAGCAAAGCCCCCGACGAAATGCCGAGGGTTTTGTCTTTTAGTTAGCGGTCATTTTTTCCGCTTCAATATCAATAGTTGACGAGATAAGTTTTCCGACGAACGCTCCCGCTTTTACAGGCTGTCCGCTCCCAAAGGTGTCATCATCATCAAATGTACGCTTGATAGGGTTATTAGATTTTTCTTTCGCTCTTTCGACTTCCAAGTCTTTAATGACTTCCACGCCCAAGTTCGCAACGCCGTCAACCTTGTTGTTCATCTTATACCTGAATTGCGAGAAAATCTTTAACTTGCGCTTTAAGGTCTGTTTCGTGCGTTCGTTCATTGCGCAACCGAAGCATATCCCCGAATAGATAGATATCAGGATAGTTATGCACTGAAAAATCAGCGGGATAATCATTCCCTTGTTGAAGTCTTGCCACGAGTACAATAATTGCCCCGAGAAAGCCCCAAACGCAACGAGTGATAAAATCTTCCAACCGAATTTTTGTGCGCCGTAACGTGCCTTGTGCGACCTTAAATCGCTTTCGTCGTCGTTCGGTGAAACATCGTTCGCACCGCTCACCATTTGGCTGAAAGTTATCCGATGATACTTGACCTTTTGTCCGCTTTCCCAAAGTTCTTCTGCCGTAACGGTCAATGCTTTGTTTATGCGTTCAAGCCTTTTCGGTGTTCCCCACTTCTTAAAGCGACTTGCAAAGCGGAGTTTCTTCTTCCACTTGTGGATATAGTTCTTGTATTTGTTTGCTTTGTTCAAGTTCTCGATGTAGGTTTCAAGGTCGGCGGTTTCGTAGTTCGCCATAATGGTCTGATAATGCGTATCTAACGCGTTCAGTCGGTCGTTAATATCCTTGTCTTTTGCGAGCATTATGTTTTCGGTTACGTTCGCAATGGAGAACATCAACAAGAACGTAGCGACTGCCATAACCGATTTTTGTATCCAGAAGTCTTTTCCCGATACTTGCGTTTCAATACCTTTGAAGATAAAGAAACTCGACAAAATCAACGCCGTCGTGATACACAACGCGATTGCCGCGTTAATGGTTATTCGACTTCCAACAAGCACTACTCTCTTTTTCTCGCTACTCATTCAGTCTCACCGTCCTTTTTGATTGTCGCAACTTCCCGCAAATGAACGGTAAGACAATGCAAGCACATTTTGCCGAACACGCTCCCCGCAATGATTTCGATAATGAGTTCAAGTTTTTCAATCGCATCGCGGAACGCCGAGAGTACAGCCAACGCCATTAAAAGATAGAACATAATCGGAATGTAGGTTATATTCGACACGACCTTTTCTTCTTTCGCAACAGTCTTGACTAACAATTCCGACGGGTTATCCGCGACTTTCAAATCTGCTTTGTGTTGGTAATAGCCTTTAAGATACTCGTCGTACTTGCTCTTAAAAATGCCGTAGATTATAGCACAAAGAATAGCAAGGCTAATCAAAGTCCAAAAGAAACCTTTTGAGTTCGCGCTCATCGTGTATTGCAATGTGTCCGTGTACGAATATATCGCATACCCTGCTGTCGGCGCAATAAGCACGATGTACTCCATTATAGCCGACATTATGGTTTTCGGGTTTCGTTTCATATTCTCACCCCCTTAATACAAGGGCGCATTTTCGTTTTCTGCCACTTTTTCGATTTTGACGATAGGTTTATCGACTTTCGGTGTTTCGACCGCCACAAGCCCGTTTTCGCCGTCCGCAAGGTCATTCATACTTGCTTTGAGTTCGTCTCTTGCACTTGTGGATATAGTCTTAAAGTCCGAAACAGCGTTTGCGATTGCCTTTTGCGACTTGACTAACTGTTTGCAAGCCTTTACAAGTTCGCCGTTGACTTTTTCTACTTCCGTAAGTCTGTTACGCGTTGCCTTGTCGATTTCCGAAGACATATTGATTTCAATACTGCCGTTGGTCTTATCGACGATAGCGTTTGCGATTGCTTCGTAGTCCGATTTATTGAGTTTGACGGGTTTCTTCCTTGCGACAAAAGTCGTGATGATTTTTGCGATACCTGCAAGTCCGCCGAGTGCGGTGAAAGCCGCCATAAGCCATTTGCCGCCGACTGCCGCAATGTTGCGAAGTTGGTCGATTTGCTCTGCTGTAAGTGATAAAGTTACCATATTTTACTCCTTTGCCCGTGCCGTTGCTACCCGACGAGAGCAGTTAGATTTTTGAGCGGTAGCACGCTAAAATTCGCCTTGTTCAACCGCGTTGTACAGTTTTTGGATATCTTCCTGTTGTCTGTTCGCGGTGTCGATGACTTGATTTATCTTTGATACAAGTTCGTTGTAGTTCGCCATAAGCAGGTCGTATTTCGCCTTTACTTCGTCGAGTTCCGCAAAGCCCTTGTAGCCGTTGTCTATCAACGCAATGACGATAGGCTCAACGGTGTATGTTACGACGATTTTACCGCAGTACAAAAGGCTTACAGTAACTTCCAAAGTACCCGCTTGCAAGAGTTCGTTCGGCACTTCATAGGTGGATACGGCGTTAAGCCTGTATTTTGCCGATTTGTCGCCGTTTTTGAGTTCGATATAATAATCTGTCAGCGGCGTGGCGCAGGAAAAGTTAAGGACAAGTTTTTCGTTGTCTGCCAAAATGAACGGTTCTCGCTTGTTCAGCCGCCCGATGTTTCCGATAAGTTTAATGTTAAGTTCCATAATTACTCCTTGTTCTCGGCAATGCCCGTAAGTTCGGTGTACAATGCCGTAAGTTTAGCGATATGATTGAGTTCGTCGGATATTATTTCCGCTATAATAGGAGCGCATTTGTCGCCCGTTTCCGCGTCAAGGGCATAGATTTCCGCAAGTTCTCGGTTGTAGTCCTTTAACGCTTCCGCCTCGCCCTCGATACCCTCTTGTATTAGTTTGCCGATAAGTAAAATTTTTTCTTCCATAATTATTATTCTTACCCGCCTATGAAGCGGACGGGTGCGCCGAAAAGTTATACTGTGGGTTTATAGCAGAGGCGACCACCAATGAGGTTGTTCGTGTTCACAGCAGCATTTACACCATCCCAATTCCACAAGCCAGCGTCCCGACTATAACCGTAAAACCCGCCGCATTGGAGAACAACGCCGCCTTGCGAAGAAATATCACAATAATAAGTTGCATTGCTCCCTTCAACCGCAGTAACATATTGAATAAGCGAGCCTTCTGTAAGCGGAGCCACGGTCTTTACATATCCGTTGCTTGACGCACGAGTGCCGTAATTCTCATAAGGAAGTGTCGTCTTGCCTGCACTATAAGCTGTAGGCTCTGTGCATACATACACCTTATCGCCGTCAAACGATATACCGTCGCACCATTTCCATATGTTGCCCCACGGGTTTTCTATGCCGCGATACTTGCAAGCGTGTTTGCCGTCGGTGTTGCTTATAGGCGAGCCTGTCGGCGTTGCGACCGTGTCCGTTGCGCCCGTGTTAATTTTGGAAGAGTTGTTATTTGCATAACCATACATAATTGACTGACAATTCGTCGTTGCCATTTCCACAAGCCACAATTCTTTGATAATCAAGTCAATCAAGAAGTCGTATTGCTGATAACCCGCGCCGTTTGCTTTACAGCCCGTGCGGAAGTCGTCGAGTTTAATGCTTGTAATAACGGTTTGCCCGCTCTTTGAATAAACGCGCGACGACGAGCCGCTACCTTCATACTTGCCGACCATTACATAGTCAATCTCTTTTGCGCCGACTTTGAACAAGGTGTCGAAGCCCTCGTGTTTCGTTCCCGACAGTTGATGTTTGTAAGTTCCGTCGGCGTTTGCCGTGATTTTGCTGTAAAACTACGGTATCTTGACGAACACATTTCCTGCGCCGTCCGTAACTTCTTCAATGTTACTCCACGGGTAGCAGTTATCAAAGTCGCTTGTGATTTCCGAAGTGCCGACTGTTACATTCAAGCCAACCGCGTCGTCTGTTCTCGTAAGTGCGTTAGGGTTTGCCGAGCCGACTAAATCAACGCCATAGATTTTGTCGAGTTCGCCACCACCGCCTCCGCCACCGCCACCGTTGGCGAGTTGTTGTGCGTTAGTTATTCCGTACATATGTTTATCTCCTTTTAGTTTATTTTACGGTATTTGAAGCCTGTTGATATCGCTTTACCTTTTACCACCCAAGCATTGTTCTCTTTTACAAGCGTTTGCTGATAAATTATTAGTCTGGCATCTGTATCTACTCTTGGAGTGATAGTTATAACTTCTGGCGAATCGTTATTTACATTAAGTACCACCGCAGGAGTGCCTACCGCCGACGTCGTTCCGTCCCAATACATAATAGATTGAACTTTATCCGCCGTAGTTACAAATTGATAAGTTCCTGCCTGTGTTAAGGTCGTCGCTTCACCCGTTACATCCACCCATTCGCCCGCACTCGGTATATCCGCGGCAGTAATAAACCCGCTGTCGTTCGTGAGTTCACTTGTCTTTGTAGGTACATAAGCGTTTATGACCTCGAAAAGCCCATCGGCACTCGTTTGTTCGACCTCGTATTCATATGGGATTGCATTTGTCGGCACTGTGTCGCGGATAACCTGAATACTGCCACTCGCTTTGCTTTGAGCCTTTACACCGCCCTCGTCGGTTAAGTACATTTTGACCGAGGTGTTTGCGGTGATAAAAGTGTCGGAGATAGTATAAGTATAAGTTGAATAATTTGTATTTTTTAAACCGTTTGTTAATTGTGCAATAGAAGGGTCGCAATATCCCAAGGTCGTTTCTGTATTACTGCCCCAGTTAGGGTCAGAATTAGTATAAAAAGGAGTATTTGTTTCCGTCCAACCACTTATCGGCAAACTTCCGCTCACTTTTTTATAAGTAACGGGTAAACTTGTCGGGCTTTCGGGTATGCTCGGCACAAAGTGATTTACCAGCGTAAACTGCCCGCTTGCGTTCGTCTGCTTGACCTTATAAGTGTACGGGATAGGCTGTGTCGGTACTGTATCGCGAATAACAGTTATACTGCCGTTAGCAAGCGCGTTTGCTTTTACTCCGCCTTCGTCGGTGAGTTCCATAAGGATATCGCTGTTAGCGGTTATGGAAGTATCGGAGATAGTGTAGGTCTTTGAAACATTGTTTGTATTATAAATTGTTATATTATAGTTCCCAGCGTGCTTCGAGTTAATATTAACGCCACCGTCGTCGTAAAGCCTTATGTTAAAATCCGTCGTGACACCATCATATAGCGAGAGGTTTTTATACCCTGTATATGTATCAACAGTTATCCTTTGTTGTCCGACTGCTGGTGAGCCTTGTACGTAAGTATTGTTAATTCCGCCTGTTACCACCACTTTCCATCCTGTATTTAATGCTGCATTTTCTTCTCCTATATTCCCAACTGAATTTATCCATTGGTCGCCACTATATGTTAGTTCATCTGTAACAAGAAGTGGAGCAGCAATGTCGCCCCATCCAGTAGTCGGCAAGTTTCCGCTCTTCAACGCACTCGCTTCCTGCGGTAACGCTTCGGGGATAGTGCCTTTCGCTCCTACTTTCAGAACACCGTTGACTTCTTTCGCGGTCATCGTATTTTCGTCGAACGCTATTTCAACCGCCGTAGAGCCGTCAAAAGTCTTTTGCACTTCCGTTCCGTTGTCTTGTCCGCTGATTGTAAGCGTATTTTTCGTCTTGCCTGTTGCTACAAAAGTCGCTTGCCAATGTTGCGTGTCTTGCTCGGGCCTTGTGGTCGAAGTGATACCCTCGATACAAACATACTGTCCGTTGTCGGTGTACACAAGGTCGTCAATCGCATAGGTCGTACTCGCAACCCATTTGCCTTTGTTCGCGTAGCCGCCGCCTTGCATACTTGCCCCGTGTACATTCGGCGCAAAAGTAACGACTGTCGGGAGCGTTATTTCCGTATTGACTTTGCTGTAAATATAAACCCCTTTGTCGCCCGCTTTACATATCGGCGCATAGTTCCCACTCGTCGCTTCGGTCAGCCCGAACACCACTTGCGGAATAGACGAAAAGTTTACAAAGTCCGTAAGAGCAATCTTCGCTTCATACGGAAAATCTTCAAACTCCGTACTCGCAACCCAATCACTCGCCGCAACAGTCATATTTTGCCACGCAACCGTACAAGGCTTTCCGTCGCTTTCGAGATACGCAAACTTGTAATACCCGACTTGCACAAGAGTATTTTCCACAAGGTCATCGTTGAACGCGTCGTTCGTCGTGTAGTTATAAGCCACACTGTTTTGCTCAACCGCCGCCACCCATAAATCAGGCACGCCCGTTTCCACAATATAGACATTATCGCCCACTTTGAGTTGCGTGTTGCCATACCCGTTTAACGCCGTTATTGCCGCTTCCAAGGTCGCAAAACCTATTGCCCGCTGACTTCCTTGCGCGATAGCCTTTGCTTCGCCTGCGGTCGCGTTTGCGGCGTTTGCAGTGTCTACCGCACTGTTGGCGTTAGTTTCGGCTGTCTGCGCGGTGGTCTTTGCTTCGTTTGCTGTGGCGACTGCACCGTTAGCCGTTGCTTGCGCTTGTTCGGCTTTGGAAATACCAGTGTTCGCCAATTCTGTGGCGTTGTCAGCCGTTTGCTGTGCCGTGTCAGCGTGTGCGTCCACTTCGTTGATTGCGCCCACAATCGTGGTCTTTTCGTCGGTAGTAAGCGTGGAAAGGTCGCCTATCGTTGCGTTCGTACTTGCTATCTCGTCAAATACTTCGTTAATCGCCTTGACAAGCGTATCCTTTGCATCGGTCTTTAAGGTGTTCATTTCGCCTATCTTCTGAATGGCGTCGTTGTAATAGTTGTTCAACAAGTCCAACACCTTATCCTGTGTCCATTCGGTCGGAATATCCGAAGGCGGAGCGGGCAGTGCCGAATAAGCCACCGTGAATTGCCCCGTAAAGGTCGTAAGGTTTCCCCTATAAGCCTGTTGTCCGCTTTCGTCCACACTATCTGCAATAACCGCGTTTACGCTCACCCCGACAACACCGCTCTGCTCCGTAATAGAGTACGGCAACGCATACGCCCATACATTGTAGGTATCTGTAAATTGTTCGGGGATATTGACGAATGAAACAGGTATCTTGACGTTGCCAAGAGTTCCCACCCACTTCATAATCGCAGGGCTTGTAACGAGTTTGTTCGGCTTCGTGAACGAGATGTTAAGCCCCACGGGACGGTTGAACGGCGCAACGACATAAATCGTCGTTACGTTGTTCGAGCCTTGATACACCGTTTCGTTTTGAAACGCTTTGAGATTACCTTGTAAATCGCAATAAAAAATCATATTATTTACTCCTTAAAATTGAAGTATAGTGTCGGTGCAGTTGCATTAGGTGTCAGTTCGTAGTTGTCTCCAATATACAGTTCGCCCGTATTATCGTCAACCGCGCACCACCCAACATAGGTTTCGTTTGTTGTGTTCGTTATTTGTAGCCCCGTCTTAAAGCCCGCATTGTTCGCAAAACTATCCTGAAATACACACGCAAGCCCGTTTGGAGCAGTTAGTTTCAACGCACCCGTAAGGTCGGGTTTTGACAGCATATTAAGTCGCTTTTTAACCAGGTATATCGACGGGTTTAACGCTACTCTTTGCTCGCCTGTAAGCCCTGACCTGTCAATAAGCAAATCGTTGTTACGGAAGAACGCAGTTCCCAGCACTACCGACTTAATTTCCGATATGAAGTTAAGTTGATAAGTGAAGTTTATCTGTTCCTTGTTATCCTTGTCGATAAGGAACGGATACACGACACTGTTATCTTCCAGCGACGAAGTATCGAATAACGGATATACATCTGTAAGGTACTCGCTGTTGATTGCGGGATAACTGTTCATCTTGTCGGCGGAGTTCGTGAACGCTTTCGGCACAAACTGCACTCTCATAGTGTCAAACTCGCCATAGACATTTCCATAAGGCACTAATCGTTGTATCCTTGCCGCATCGCCTGATACCGAATTAGGTATTGACTGATAGCCCACACCGTAGTTGTCATCGAACGCAAACTCAAACACAAGACTATTGCCGCTTGCTCTCTTGTCGAGCGTTCTCGCAAACCAAGTCCCGCTCACTTGCACCAAGGCGGCGGTCGGTACTTCTCCCGCATCGTAGTCTGCCCGTCTTCCAAGCGTTTGGAAAATCGAATAATACCCTTTGCTCTTGATGAACGGCACTTTTGAAGATGCCGATGTTGCCCTATAATTAATATAACACTTTTCTGTATAATTTACAAGTCTTTCGACCGCTTGTTTTTCAGAAACATCATATAATCTGTATTCACTGTTCAATCCGACATATTCCGACAGCCTATTGAATTGCGGCGTTAAGAGAATTGTTGCCTTAACCTTGTTTTGGTCGAGATTTGCATTTATGAGCGACACATACATATATTCGTCTTCGACATACATAAGTTGACCGCATTTCGGCATATCTTCAAACTGTGCAAAGTTGTAAGTTCGCACGACTTGCTTGTTGCCCAGCCTTGCAATATAACCCTTTAAGCGTTCGCCATAGCGGTCGCTCTCGACCATATTTCCGCCTTGATTAGATATCAATACATTTGACGAAAAGTCCGTTTCCCACCCCGTGTAGGGTTTGCTCTGCGTTATTCTCGCCGTAACTAACGGGATATAGGTAACTCTGAACGCCAACGCCGTATAGTCCGATATCTCCGTATCTAACGCTTGTTTGACGATGTTGTAGATTGCATAGTTTGCAAATGCTTGTGCTGTTTGTGTAGCGTCTGCGTCCCTGAATGTTAGCCCCGTGATATCTTTCTGTCCCGAAGTGTACTTCAACGCGTAAGCCTTTGAGTACGGATACACTGCTCCCGCATATTCCGATAAGGCTTCATATTCCGCGTTCTCATAGACATAAGCCGTAATATCGCCCGCTTTACCGTTGCACAAGACTTCTAACTTAATAAGCCTGTAAATAGGTCTCTCGGTCTGTATTCTCATCGTGTCGGATGATATCTTATACCCGCCGCGTTCTGTCCTTACAGTCTTGTATGTTCCCGTGGACGGCTCTACTATCGCGCCCTTGTCAACATCGGTTGTGTTGAGTATATTCTCAACCACGCTGTCGATTGCTTCGCAGTATTCGTCGCCCGTTAAAGACATTTGCTCGTAAGTCATCTCGGCAGTTGTCGGAACGGTGTATTCGTCATTCCCGCCGAGTTCGTCAAACACAAGTTCGTATCCCTTATACTCGAATGTGTCGATAAAGTTCAGTCTCGGTATTGCGTGGATAATCTCGCCAACGCCCGACAAGGCTTCAAAAAAGGTGTTTCTCGTCGTGCTGTACTCGGTTTCGATTGCATTGTATTTTTCCGCCTGCGCCGCGTTAAAGCGGATAAGTTGCTTGTCTATATCGTCAAGCGCACCCGCTCCACGATAGACACGCCTTGTTACGCCTGAACGAAGTATCTTCTCGACAATGCTTGTAATGGTAGGGTTAGTTTTTGGTATAATACCTTCTATGGTCGCAATTTGGTATGTTGCCGTGTAGGTTGCTTTTCTTGTGCCAGGAGATACAACATCTGCAATATATCCCGAATATTCTATGGTATAATATGCCTCGGTAAGAACAACAGTACCATCGGGCATATTTAATACTCCGTCATCGCCGCACCAGGTTTTCTGACTATATACTATTTCGCCGTTGGGTTTTTTGACCTTGACTTCTTGATATGCATTCTTCCAGGTTGCACGCGCCTTTAAGTTGAATTTGTTTTGAGTGCCATAAATAGTTGCGGTAACACCGCGATTATATGCATTCATATAAAACGGTGCTTTTTCGCTCAATTCGTCGCCATCTAACCATCCTGTTTGGTTCGGATCGTTATATGTAATTTCTGCATATATAGGTATCCCGCCCGCATAGTCGTGTCCCAAATAATTAGAGAAGCGCATTGTGTCGCACGGTATCCTTTCGAGCATTTTCGTGGTTTCGATAAGCGTGATGTTCCAATCGTACTTAATCGTCCCCGAAAAGGTGCTTTGCGTGCGTTTTGCGTCCTGTACGAGCATATACTTGACCGTTGAGTTAATTGTCAGTCTTATAAGCGTGTAGGGCTTGATTGTCGCCTTTCTCGTGCTTCCTGTAACTTGAACAGAGCCGCTATCCAGCGTTTCGTCTAACGCAAAGGTCAGGTCGAACGGTCGCACCCACCCGTCAAGGTTGTTCCAACTACCCAATTCGTATATATCAATTTGAAAATTGTTCATAACCTACTCCTGTTGAAGTTCGCACCCGCTCTTGCGCGTTTCTCGGTCAGTCCGTACATCTCCCACCGACGCTCGTAATTGAATTGCTCAATCTGTCGCCCATAAGATATTGCGACCGCCGCTGTTGCAGTTAAGCCAGCACCAACGCCACCCACTGCGAACGCAAGTCCGAGCGTTAATGCAGTTGTCCCGACACCCTTGACCGCCTTGTATCTTTCGTTGATAAGGCTGTTCCCTTCGTTGCGCGACACAATCTGCATTGTTGCATCCAAAGTTGTACGAAGCAATGCAGTGCTTGACCATACTTTCGCAACAGTCTTGCTTAAAGATAAAGCAGTTCCTTCGCTTGCGCCGTTCTCGTCTTGCCCCGTCTTTTCTCGGAGTTCACCATTTCCGCCGCCACCGCCGCCGCTTTGTTTGATTGTTATGATATAATGTTTCTCGTTCGCCATAACTCTTTACCTTGATAAAGTAAATGTTGCTACAATGCCCATATTCGTGCCAGGCTGTGCGTTCGTGATTATTCTGCTCGCAATCATATTTTTCGTGACTGCTGTTTCTTCCGTGTAGGTTGTTCCGTCGTAGTATTTTACCGTGAACGACTGCTGTAATGTGCCGTTCCATAATTGTGCAATGAGTTTCCTGCATAATGCCGTGTTTTGGTACGGTACTTGCACCGTCATCGACAGGCTTTGACTTTGCGGATACGACTGCAAATACGCTTGATTTTGGATGTTGTCCGTCTGTTGCCCTACATTCAATTCTGCTCCGAAGTCCGTGCATACGACTTCTGTTCCGTCGATAAGAACGTGAACGTCGGTGAACAACACGCCGCCCCGTATGAGTTGCCACGACAACACCATAGACAAAGGCACGGCTCTTCCTGCTTTCCCGTAAACGCTCTCTTGCCCTGTCTGCGGAGTGTTAATGCCCAGCACATACTTGTATGTCGTGTTGCTTTTGTCCGTTAAAGTGCCACTCGCGCCCGTCTGCTGTTGGTAGTAATTCTGCAAGATATCCGCTATCTCATTGACGTGTCCGTAAGTGTCGTCGTTGCTTAACGCGCCCCTTGTTACGGGTGCTAAAATAGACAAACTCGCCGTAATGTTGAAAATACCCAAGTTCGCCAACGGGATAGTCGTGTTCGGCAAAAATGTTACCACGCCGTAGATTACATCTTTCGGGAGTTCCGTCTGTGAAGACTGTATAACATCAACAAACTCGCCCTCGTTCGGGTATATCTTGAATACGAAGTCCTTCCCGACCGCAAGCGCGTTTAATTGATTTTCGATTATATCCACAAATTGCTTAACTTCAATCATACTTCTTGTACCGTTCCCCCTAACATATTAGCCAACATATACACCGCATCGTGCGCGGCTCTATCCCACCAGCCCTCGTTCGGGTTTTGCTTGCCGTACAAAGGCGGTCGAAAGTTGTTCCAGTTCTCGTTAGTATATTTCATATACGGAGCGATTTTTTCGTCCACATAGATATTCGCTCTTGTTTTGAGCATTTCGTAAGTCATTGCATTGTAGCGCAAATTCCCTGTACGAATAGGCGCGCGGTCTCGAATGAAAAAGAATGTTTCCCAAACGGCGGTTGTTATGGTCTTATCCACAAAGGCTCACCCCCTAACTCGTTCAACGCAAGATAGTGTACTGCCAACAGTTGCGGGTTAGTCAGTCCGTTTATCTCGGTGTTCTCGTAAGCCGTCTGTAATTCGACTATTTGCCACCGCTTGCCCATAAGGTACAATTCGTCATACTTGTCGTATTCCTGCAAGTTCCTTGTGCTTACAAGCATTGTCGTGCTGTCGGTCATAAGGTTTTGTATCGGCTGACTTACGCTCTTGTTGCGCTTGTCTTCTATCTTGACCTTGATATGTGTTCCGCACATCGCCGTCCCGTCCGTCCTTATGTGTTCGCGCTTATAATACACCGCCGACACATTATACTTGTCATTCCTGTTAAGTGCGTTCAGTCCCATTCTACCACTCCCAATCTACCTTGCGGCACAGCATATTAAATCTGCCCCTATATAACAGCCTTATGCCCGTTTCCGAGTGTTGCTTGTTCAGCAAGTTCACGCTGTCCCTTGTGATGAAGTTCGCTCTTTCCATTTCTTCCAGCGTAAACCAAAAGTCGCCCGCTCTCAACGCATAGCGCACTTCATTGACGAACACCCTTTTCAGCCTGTCCCTGTACTCCGTGTCGCACGCCAGCATAAACGATACATAGTTCTCGTTAAGCGTCATTCCGTAGATTGTGGCGTAAATATGCGCGCTTATCTCGTCCAATACTCTATCACCGAGTTCGGACGGGTTCGCATCGTCAACGCTGTTAAGGATATTGCCGTTCACAAGGTCTATGCCTGTTTTCCTTAATATAAGGTCGGTTGTCGGCACATATCTGTGTTCTTCGTAGTTGTAGATTAAATCCGCATCGTTAAAAGGTTTCTGTATCATATTGTCTCCTTGCAAGTTTGCCGAGTTGCACGGCTATACTCTTACTCGCACATAAGGAGCGGTTTCCCGCCCCTATTGTCTTTAAGCAAAGATTGCGTAAAGCGTTGCGTTGGTTTTGACAACATATTGTGCGCCCGCCGCGTATTTCGGAGCGGTTGCGTCTTTGTTTTCGTCCCAACCTTTGAAAGTTTTGCTACTCGGAGCAGTCAAGCCCGTGCCTGCCGCAAGAACGATTGCTTCGCCGTATTTCTTGCCCGATACTGCCTCGGGAGCCGTACCACCTGTTGCCGCGCCCTTGTCGTAGGTTACAGTGTACAGACGAGAGCCAGGAGCGACGACCGTAAGTTGCGCGACAGCCGTTGCAGGGTTCGTGAAGCCGTTTTCGACGATAGGTACGACCGAAAGTGCATCCCAGCATTCCGCACCGAAGCGATACAAAGGTTGCATTCTCTGACCTGCGCCGTTCGGGCTGTCGATTTGTTTAATCGAAGCATTGAACGCAAGACCACGACCAGTGCCGATACCCGATACAACAAGACCTTTAACGCCTTTGATTTTGTCGGGAGCGATGCCGAGATACGATGCCGCCATATTCCATACCGCTTCGCCAGCCATATAGACAGGCATATCGAGGATACGACCGCTGAAACCAGTTACGTTATCCGACTTGTCTTCGGGAGACAAACCGCCGTCTTTGACCATATACTGCGCCGCATTCGAGCCGCCAACAAGGAGTTGACCAGCCGCCATAAGTTCGCCCTTATAGTCAGCGCGCAGGAAGATAGCCCTTTCTTCGATAGGATAGGTGTCGATACCTTCGTCAGGGTTGCCGTTGTCAAGGTTTGCACTCGCTTTGACGATGTATTTGAGATATGCGCCAGTTGCAGGAGATGCGTCCATAACAATCCAGTTCTTCTCAACTTTGCCGCTTGCGATATCGTTGAAGTTCCTTGCAAGTTGTGCCGCAATGGTCATAGCGTTGACCGCACGCGATACCTGACCGCCCAGGATTTTAGCCCTTTGTGCGACAAGGTCGGTGGACATCATATCCTGCTGTACTTCGGGGATATCAATCATAAAGTCAACAACGTCGAGCAGGTCGATATTGTACGCTTCGGTTTGGTTGAAGAACGCAGGGTTATCGTTGAAGAAACCGCCGTTCGTGTCCGCGCCGATAGCACGAGCCGCACCGTTGCCAGGAAGAATACGCAGAACGGTTACCTGCGCGACAGAAGTGTCTTCGCAGTATTTTTCCGTTACCGCTTCGCCGTCTCTCGTAAAGAGGTCTTGAAAAATGTTATCCTTAACGACTGCCGAATACAGTCTTTTAAGAGTTGCGCCGTTTACAAACGGTTCATTGTAGTTACCAAGTTTTGCTGCCATAATAATAGTCTCCTTTTAATTTGTTGTGTTATCTGCCAAAATAGGCTTTTGTGTGTCTTCCCACCCACTCGCCGTTGTCCGTGGTCGGGTTTGCCGTACCCATTGCGCCGAATTCTTTGTCTTCCAGCCTTTCAGCCATTCTCGCAACGGTTTCTTCGAGTTTTGCAATTCGTTCTTCGTATGCCTTAAAGACTGCCTCTCGTTCGTCCACGCTTTCCGTGTCTTCTTCGTCGTGCTTTTCTTCTTCCGCATCCTCTTTGTCCGCCTCGGCTTCGTCTTCTGCCTTTTCGGCATCTTCCGTCGCTTCTTCGTGTGCTTCGTCCGCTTGCTCCACTTCTTCTTCGCCCTTTTCGACTTCGCCTTTCTCCTCGAGTTCTTCGCCCTGTTCCTTTTCCTCATACGCTTTTTCTTCTTCGTCGTGGCGTTCGGTCAGGTGTTCCGTGAGTTTGGTTTTATCTTCTTCGGGCAAGCCGTCAATCATCGATAAGATTTCTTCGAGTGTCGGCTTTTTTCTACCAAAAATTGCCATAATGTTTTGCTCCTTTTTAATGTATTTAGAATATTCTATTCTCCAACAGTTCCCCGCCGTTCCGTCTTTTAGTCCGTTCTGCAACGGCTGTGCCGTTCTCTCCGTCCAAACCGCAAACTTTGCTACTGTTATTGACTTATATGATTTTAACCCTGTCGGGATAGTACGCCCTTTCGTTCTTTTGGCTGAAAGCAATATATCGCTTGTTCAGTGCTATCGCCTTTTTTCTCGCTCTCTGCGCCAACGCTTCGTCGGTCGTGCCGTGGTAAATCAGGTATTCTTCCCGATAGTGCCTTATCTGCGTTTCCATTTGCCTTTGTCTCACGGTTATCGCATACTCTTGCTTCTGTTCCTTTGCCGAAACATAAGGCACTTGCATTCCGTCTTTGTACTCGTATAGTCTGTGTCGGCAGTTAAAGCCCAGCAAGCCGTTCTTATAGGTTTTTCCTGCCTTTGTGGTATAATATATATCCGTTGCCGTTTCGAGCGGAATATACCGCTTTCCGTCCGCTGTAATACCCGTTGTGTGGTCTAAACTATAAACCCTGCCTTGCCACGGATAACACCTGTCTGAACAGTCGGCGTGTGTACTACATATAACTAACTTCGCACCTTGTTTCTTAAAGTCCGCAATCTCGTTTTGATGATACTCGTACCGCACTTCCATCTCCGCACGGTTTCTCAACGAGTTTCGTCCTGTAACATCGTCCGCATCCAATGCTTGTATATCCGCTATCTTCCGCAAGGTGTCGTTGACTTGCTTCATATAAGTTTTTGGGTACTGCCCCGTCGGGACACCTTTCGCAACGGTTTTCAAGGTCTCTGCATCCAGCGTTGAAAAGTTACTGTAAACCTTTCTCGCCATTGCCCACAATGACCGTGGCGCGCAATCTATCAACGCAGGAGTATGTAGTTTCTTGACCGCCGCCGCAATGATTAAAGCAACAAGCCGTTCGGTCTCTCTGCGGCTCTTCCCCGCAAGATACGCGTCCTTTATGGTCTTCTTAATCTCGCCCTGTGCGTCTTCAAGCGTTATCGCCTGCGGGTTCAACTGTCTCGTTATCATCGTAATAGTCCTTATCGTTAAAATCAGCGTGTCCCATTGCATCCGCTTTCGCTTCTTCGACAAGTTTGTCAATCTGCGCTTCGTCTTCGTCAGGGTTCAATGCCGATATTGCTCCTTTAAGGCTGATAAGACCTGCGTTGTATTGCTGTGTCATCATTTCCGTCGTCATATACGGGTTAGACAATCCAGCCTGCGACCACCTTATTCCCACCGTATCCAACAGTTCAGGATGCAATGCACGATAGTATTCGCATATATGCTTCAAGGTTGCGTTTATCGCCGTTTCCAGCACAGACCTTGTGTCCGCAACAAACCCCGCCGTTTCATTCTCTTCCGTGGATACTTCCCTTGCGGTTCTCGCACTGCTATCCTGTAAGAACGGTGCCAATGTTGACGGGGATATTCCTATGTTCACCGCTATTGCTTCAAGCAGGTTGTTTCTCATCTTCGCCAATGCTTCCGCGCGTATCTCGAATTGTATCGGCAACGGTTTGTCGTCTTCGGGATTTACACTCGGCGTTCTCACAAATGCCTGGTCGTTCAATGCGCTATCCCAACCGCCAGCAAGCCCCGCTCTGTTGGTTCCGCTGTCAAGTCCCTGCGATAATATAACCCTTGCGCGCCCCAGGTACATCTCTGTTCCATAGACACTCGTAAGGTAGTCATATTCCTGCAAGAACGGTATCGCTTTCAAGATTAAACTTTCACCGAACGGCATCCCAGGCATTCCCGTTATCCCGTCCGTCCAGTTCATAAGTTCGCAACCGAGCCAGTCCTTAAAAGGCATTAAAATAGGCTCGTCAAGTCTAACCGTGCCGTAATTGTCCTTGAACGCTTTTCTTATCTTGTCGGGCAAATTTATCCACTTAATGCGCTCATAAGAGTTTCCGACGAATTCCCCGTTCGTAATGCTCCCGTAAGCCCT